AGGGCTGAGATTCCGCTTTGCTGGTAGGCATAATCAACGAGTCTTTGTAATTGTGCATAAACTTCGGCAGGCACGCAAGGTGCTACTTCGTAAACGGGCTTAGTGCCACGGTACGTGACAATCGATCCCACATCATTGTTAAGCTGAGCTTTAACGACTTTGGAGCCATCCTCGACGAAAACACGGGGTACGCCGACAAGATTAATAGAACGGCTGATAGTCATCAGAAGCTTGTTAATTTCAACTTGGGTGCCCATTAGTTGTTCAGCTAAGGACTGACCAAAGAAACCTAACAAACGCTGGCTGTAATGTAAAAAGACAAAAGGGAACTTTTCTTTGTTGTACTCTTCGTCTAACAGTGTGACGTTGGTGCAAGCTATAACGTGTCGTCCATCACCTGCATCGGGACCTGAAGGCAAGTGCCATCCTTCAATGACCATAACTTGGTCAGATGCTGTTTTGCTACTGTCACCGGCGGTATCAGGATATGCTTGTTCAGCTCGCATGATGTCATTAGCTTTGTCAGGGAACATTTCAACTAGTACTTCTCTATCAACTAATTTAAGCTGATACATCTGACGGGGATCGCCATAAAGACCGTCGTTAGGATCTACAAGAAGTTCTGTAAACAGCACTCTTTCTATGTGTACTTTTTTATCTTGACCTTCGTAAACTTTTAAGCATCCGGTTCCTAGTACGGCTGCATCTCTTAAAGCTTGTGTTCCTAAATCATAAGCTTTGGTACGATAGAATTCGCCCATAACAAATTGATTTAATTGCTTTGCAAGATTGCGTGCTTTGTAGTCACCATTATCTGTCAAGAAAATAGGACGGGGTCGTGATTGTGTCAAGCGGCTCACCAGCGTGTCCACGCAGGATTGTACTACGTTCATAGTAGGACGATCCAGAGGCAGCTGATTGTTCTGGCTTAATTTGTTTAAGCTAGTACCAGCCATCCCGAACAAAGGCATATTAGCGTATAGACGAGAATAGATAGAGGCTTGTCTATATCTGAATTGAAGTTGTTCTTTTAAGAACGCGGCTGTGGAAATGAGCGCAGCACCTCGTTCGCTTTTAGAACTTTGTTTCCACCACTTAATTGGACCGGCATCCGCAGGTGTAGCGCGTGTCTTTACTTTGACAACTTCGCGCTCACTTTGAGGACGTTTTGTAATTTTAGCCATAAACTATAGTTGTCCAGCTGACCACATCAAGATGTCTTCTTCAGTGTACTGTGGTTCTTGGTTTTCTTGAATTGTTTCTTGAGCTTTAAGCTTAGGCTTATTAGCCACAAAACTCTCGATGTTTAAAGAGACTTCAGGGGTGGAAATAGTTTTGACATTATACTTGTGGCATAACTTAATCAACTTTTCCAACTCTTTCAAGTCCATTTACTACCTCGATTGTTTAGGAAACTTTGCAATACGTCTTTTAGCCATGATCTTTTCTAGACGCTTCTTAGGATTATATTCCATATCAGCGTGAAAAGAACTTTCGCTTGGATCATCATGCTCTTCTTCTTCAACATCTGGATCGAACTCAGAATGGTGGTTAGAAGTCATTTCACCATAAGGATCGGCTAAAAACTCGTCACTGTGAAAACTGTTGCCCATTGGCTCGTCTTCCAATTCATCAATATAATCGGGACGGCTTACGTGTACTCCGACTTCACCTTCTGTGGATTCTTTGTCCATTACTTCCCCACCGTCAGCATAACACCCCATAGCGCAGTGCTTGGGTCCGCCGTGCTCACAGCTTTCTTCCATCATACCGCCCTTGGCCATTTTTTGCATAGCCTTGCGTCTAACGGAGTAAGCGATAGCAGCAGCTTGTCGTGGGTCTTTACCGTGTTCGATTTCCGTCTTAATGTTTTCTTGTAAAGTCTTTTTAGATTTTCCGTGTTTTAGGGGCATTTTTAAAATCCTATAGTTAATAGCTTGAATTAGCTACTAAATTTGCTTATCGAAACACAATTACATACCAAAATCATCGTTTTTATTGGCATTTTCGAGATTCTTAAAGTACTCTTCTGCCTGTTCTTCCATCCTCGCAATTTCCTCTAATTCCCATTCTTTTGACCCATATTTCAAAAGTTTTGGCGCTGTAGCGTGGGTATACGCATAACTTTCTCGCCAAGCGTATAACAAGGCCTCGCAGATATCTGAGTGGAACCTGCGGCTGATCACTCTCTTGTCTGGGGTGCTTTTATCTAAATCCCACTCTACTCGCATACAATCTTGTGCAAATTGAGAATCACCCTTAGCTTTTACTTTACCACTTCTCATGGCATCATTTAACAGTTCTATGTATTCAATTTTTCTAACCTTTTCAGCAGGTTGAACGGATATCTTGTAACGCTTTGATATTTCTTCTGAAATCTTTTTACCCAAGCCACCAGTATCAACTACGATTTTGCTGATGTCGTATTGCATACGTAGGGTTTCAATTTGATTGACAAGTTCTGTAATACCTTGATGCTTTGTTACAATCTCTTCCACAAGATACGTAGAAGGGCTAGTTTCACTCCAAGCAAGTAAACATATAGCATCAGCATCGTTGTACCCAAGGTCAACTCCTAATATGTAATTCCATTTACCAGGTGGAAGCTCGTCAAAATCATTTACGTTTTTATCGTAATGGTAAACTAAGGAATCACTGTCCAGCATCCACTTACCGAACCACTCACGTTGAATACTTGGATGATCTGCCGTAACTCCTCGACGCTTTAATTCTTCTTCAAAGACTCTTTCGTGAGACATTCCTGCCTTTTTTGAAATAAACGGATTATCCCAAAAAGCCCAAGAATGGTGAGACCAGTTACTAGAGCGGCTGCAATTAAAGAAATAACCGCTAGGAATAGGACCCGGAGTACCAATGAGACAAAGAGTACCGGCGTGATCCAAAAGAGCAGGGCCAATAATGTCATTAACTAACTCCTCGATAAAAGAAGGGAATGACTGACACTCATCGATGTAAACTTTTTTAATAGCAAGTCCACGAAACTTTTCGATCTCTGACTTGTCAGCGGCTCCTGTACAATAAATAGTAGAGCCCGATGGAAACATAACAGATAATTCGGATGAATTGAAAACGCCGCCAAGATTGAATTGTCGATTTATCTTTTTTAGTTCTGGCCATACAATCCTTTTAGCGTTACTACGTGACAACGTAATATAAATACAGATTACGTCAAGATTGTTTACAGCAGTGAACACGAGATCGGCAGCACAGGATACAGTCTTTCCGGCACGTCTTGTTGTAACAGCTACTTTGAATCTGCTGGGATCTGCTACAAACTCTAACTGTTCTTTAAAAAGAAAATCATCCAACTTGAACGGTTTTTCCTTACGCTTTTTAAGCTCTGTAAGTACGTGTTCAAGGTTTGGTTTCATTTAACAACTCTTTAGCTAATTTCTTTAATTCATCATCCGGAACAGCTGCTAGCTCTTCTTTCTGTTCTTTTTGAGCTTTTGATAAATCCGACAGAAGTTTTACGTAAGCTACTAAATCTCTAGCAGACTTATCAGAAAGCTTGCGGGTGGACACTTCCAAGTAAATATGGTTAATGTCCTTTTTTACCGCATCACTAGCTTTTTTAAGAAGCTTATTTAGATCTTCCATTTTTTGTTTCTCTAACGGATTCAGATACAACTTCTGGAGCTAAAATAATAGAATGAATGTTGCTCATAGGAATGAAGAAAGTAATATCGTGACTTTCTACAGTAACACCATGATCCCCAACCATCATAACAGCTTTAGGGTGCTTTTCAGGAAGAATAGAAATAGCTCCTAGGATGTTAGTCCCTGGGATTGTTATTGCGTGGTTTAATTGAATTGCTCGTGCTCTCATGGTTCTCCTTAAATAAACGGGTCAAAATCCCATTCTTTTGGTTTTATAGACCTTCCAACTTTTGTTAAGTGCGTCACTTTTGTAACACCTTGTGGTAATAGCATTTTAGCTATTCCCATCTTTCTCCAAGCTTTCTTAACAAAAATCCAGTCTAATACGTTTTCTCTGTAACAAACATATCCTAAAATAACATCTGGATCTTCAGCTAAGGATGCTACTTTTACTTGACAAGAAAGTAATCTCTTCTCTAAGAATGCTTTATAGTTCTTAAAGAAAGAATCTTTTTTAATTCTACCAAACCACTCACAGCCGTGGTAAAGACCAAGAAGCCAAGTAGAATAAATAAGAGGCAAGTCTTCCTCTCTTAGATCTCTAATCTGAATTGTATTTAATGTAACTTGCATACTTCTTAATTATTTTACTAACCCAGTTAGGGTGTAAATCTACTACTTTAGCTATATCTTTATTCTGGGCACCATCTGCATGTAGTTCCCAGATTTTTTTGTCTCGTTTGCTTTTAAACTTAAAGTCAAAAAGCATTTGTCTAGCTAATTCGTAATACCTTTGTTTTTCAACAAAAGCATCCGGAGTCCAATACCTCTGAAACTCAATACTATCCCAATGTATCAGAGGGTTGTCCTGTCTGGAAGGATCTTCTATGTCCTTAAACCCAGACTTAGCTAGCTTCTTATACCACTTCTGTTGAAGTTTCTGAAGTTGTTTCTGATCCATCTTTTTGCTCTTTCTTAGGTGCTCTCTCAGGGTGCATTAGATAGAATGCCAACTCGTTGGCTCGTGCCTTACGCATCATCTTAGCTAACAAGACGGGATCAAACGAGTCTTCTGTTTGGGGCAAGTGTTGTACAAAAGCTGCGAATAATTTTTTAGAGTCTTCACTTACACCAAACCCATGCTCAGACAAAAAAGACTCAGCTTGAGCGTTAAAGCCTTCTTGAGTTTGTTCTAATCTAATCAGTTTGGCTTTGCGAAACATTTTCAACTCCTTGTTTAGTTTCTTCTTTCTTCTGCTGAGATTGTTTTAATTCAACAAATTCACGATTAACATCAACAAGTTTTCCATTGATTTCGTCAAGAGCAAGCTTAAGTTGAGAAATTTGATATTGCAGTTCTCCAGCTCTTGTACACAAATCAATGTACATTTTCTTCAACTCTTCTTCTGTTCTCATTAGTTTTACTCCTTTTGCTTTCAACGCTCGGCGTTGTTTTCTATTCAATTTCATATATGTATTATAACAAATTATGGCTTAAATGTCAATAGGTATTACGCCGCTTACATAATTATTGTGTAACACATATACTAACTACGGCGTATTACTAAGCCACATATGTAGTTATTATATACACTATTTTTTGCCTTGTCAAGTAGTTTTTTATAAGTGCTTGATATTATTGACATCAAATTTCTTGACAAAATTCTCTTGTTTTTAAAATATTTGTGTGTTAGTATTCAAATATAACCCAGGAGGTAGTCATGTACGGACTTGCAAAAGTTATCGAATGGAACGGCGAAGAAGGTTTACTTGAGGACGAGCAAGGTGACATTCTTCGATTTTCTTACGAAGATATTCACCCAAGAGATCTCGATTACGTCGCAATTGGAGTTACTGTTTTAATTACCGAACAAGGATACTTAGAACTTACGTCAAGTGGTTTTTCACACTATTTGGAATCGGAAACTGATGAACTTGCTTGTTTTCACGAAAACTATAAAGATGGTGTATGTAACGATTGTGGCGAACAAGTTGACTGGGTTTTAAAAAAGCCTAGTTGACTTTTTGTCTATTATGTTGTATAATACTGTATATGAAGTTAACTAACAAACTTGGTTTGCCACAGCCTATTGTTAAAGCTGTGTCTAATGACGGGTACAACAGCGGCGATTGTGATATTAGTGTTACGTCTCTACTAAAGCCACCTCAGATGAAGGCTTTAGAAAATTTGTTCGAGGAACAACTTGAAGAAGACGTGTCTGATCGCATTTGGAGTTTGCTCGGTCAAGTAGTACACGGAATCCTCGAAAGAGCTGAAGAGACAGCTATAGCTGAGGAACGTCTTTATATTGACGTTAATGGCTGGCGGGTTGGTGGACAAATGGATAGATTTCTTTTGAAAGAAGGAATCTTACAAGATTACAAGTTTACTTCTGTATACAAGATTAGAGATGGAGTTCCGGAAGAGTACGCAAAACAGTTAAATATTTATGCTCATATTTTGCGTAAGAACGGAAAGAATGTTAACAAGCTACAGATAGTAGCTATATTGCGAGATTGGTCCAAGAACCAATATATGCGCGAAGGAGATCCCTACCCGGCACAGCAAGTGGTACTTCTTGACGTGCCGATCATACCTGACGAGGAGGTGGCAGCTTACGTTGAAGAACGAGTAAGCCTCCATAAAGCTGCTGCCTCCCTATCTCCGCACGAGCTGGCAGATCAGACGCCATGCTCTTCGGAAGACAGGTGGGCTAGAGGTGATGTTTGGGCTATTATAAAAAAAGGACAAAAAAAGGCAACTAGACTTTGTCAAAGCGAAGACGCTGCTAAACTTGCTTTAGAGTCTTTAGGCACTGGGTACTCTATTAAGTTTAGACCAGGAGAAAACGTAAGATGTCGTAGTTATTGTTCTGCAGCTAGGTTTTGCGAACAATACAAGAAGTTAGAATCACAAAATAAAGGAGACGATGATGAGGATTAGAACAGATGATTTGAGGATGTTAATGGATTATTTAGATAAAGAATTAGTTGAAGAGGTTGAAGTTCGAGTAGTGCCAGCTAATTTTGCTGCTTATTTTACTTTTTCAGATCTTGACGGTAGAGAGTGCGAGATCACTCTTTATGCTGCTATGAGAGATATGCGTCCAGATTTGATGAAAAAAATGCAACTAAAAACTAGACTTAAAAAGGAGACACAATGAGCGATGGTATGACTGAAGCGTTTAGAACTAAAAAACCTAAAAAAGAAAAAGAAGTGAGAAAAGAAATTAACAAGCACGTTACATTAGTTATCAACAAAACTGCTAATGTTGTTTTTATTGAGAATACTATGGGAGGCCCCCAGCTTACAGATCAAATTTATTTAAAAGTTGATACTTTTGAACAAATTGTAAAAGAAGTTAAAAAGGCTCTTAAAAATGGATCAAAATAAACAATTGAGACTTCATTTTTTTAGTGTTGCTATGCAAGCAATAATTCAAAGAGAAGGCGTTCTATGTGCTCTAAAAAAAGAACAGATAGCTAAAGAAGCTTTAGAGTACGCTGAAAAGGCCGTTGAGGCCTGGGAACAAAAGATGTATGAACAAACGTTACTATAACAAAGGAGTAAACAATGAGTAAAAACTCATCAGGTGCAGGTAGCAATTGGGCTACTCGTACAAAAACAGCTGCAAAAGAAGTGCCACTTAGCAAAG